CACTTAGTTCATACACTTCTATAAATTCATGACATATTCCTGCTCATTCTATGCGCTCGGGCTACGCCCTCGCACTTTCACTTCGGCATACCCGCCGCAGGGAGACATCTCAGATTGTATCTCAGATTGTATCTCAGATTGTATCTCAGATTGTATCTCAGATAGTACCTCAGATAGTACCTCAGATAGTATCCCAGATAGCCATATACTACACCTTTCCTCAACTCATTACCTTACATCTCAGATTCGCATCTAACACACCTTACCGCATAGTGCCAAAGTTAAGAACTCTTAATGTCAAGACTCGCTACGCGAGTCTGACCTATTAAGTGTAATTCTTTGTCACTAAGTGGCACCCTTAGGGGTTCTTAAATTAAGAACCCCACGGTACCACAGTATACCTTCTACACTCACTCAGATATCATGATTATAGAACATATATTCCATATCTCAGATTTTCATTCATACCATTGGTTCCATCTACCGTGGGATTCTTAAATTAAGAATCCCACGGTTAGGGCAGCATACACTTAGTCACAAAGAATGACACTTAATCATTCAACACTCATGGTATAATAAACACCTATTGGCCACCCGCTCTAGGCGTCGTAATTTTAAGTTTAAATCACAGTATATAATATTTTTATAATATTTTCTAATAATAGATCCATAATAAAGTTCTGCTTGTATAGGCCCTATATTTTTACGATGCTCTTTTGCGTCATCGATTCTAAATGCTACCCTACAATTACTATAGGGGGTAATACCAAATGCATCGTTCATCCCATCTGGTCCACCCCAACAGTCACGTAAAACAATAATACTATCATTATCCATAGTATTTAATAATTCATAGGGAATATTACTAAATAACATACAATCTGGACGTAAATATATTATATAATCATATATTATTCCTGAATTAAGACATAATTGTGTCACTCTTTTTTGACTTTCTATACCATATAAACAACTCTTTACTCCTTCTTGTGTTTCTTCATGTGAAGACAAACCATATAGATCATATAATTCTTTATACCAATAGTCTGAAAGATTATCATCAATGTTTTTTATTAATTCACTTTGATCATCTATTTCATACTTTTTTAAATTAAATTGCGTATAATTATCAATACTATTACTTGGATGTATCCATGAATGTAGGTATATGTCATATTCAATATTATTATTACGTAAAACCTCATACATATATTTAACATGCGATGGGTATGTATCTGCGAATGATCTCGTTAACCCCCAATGACATATAGCGACTTTCGGCATTATATTTTATATAAAAACTACTTGTTTATATGTGTTTCAAATATGTATACCGGGGATTCTTAATTTAAGAAGCCCACGGTAGTAATACACGGTATTCAATTTATAAGTTTACCCATTCAGGTGCAGCTAAATGTAAATACCAATTACATTCCGAATCACTTGGCCACGTAACAATCTTAGTAGTATTATTATACATTGATAATAGAGCAGGCCAATAGTGATATGTGGAATTACATAAAATATAATGATCGTACTCAAACATTTGAAAAAAATGATTTACATCTGTATTCGCATTTCTATTACCAACATATTCATTTATACTTGTACATCTATCTTTAAAATATTCACGTAGTATTGGTATAAGTTTATCTGATGAACCAGCTTTGTCAGTATAGATATCAATTGTACATATATCAAGTTTACTTGACATATATTCAATTGCTCTTTTATAGTATTCTAGACCAGTTGACCACTCCGATTCACGTCCCTCTTCAGCAAATGTTCGCATCCCTATTGCTAATTTAGGAATAGTTGAACGGGTTGTTGTGTCTATATATTTCATTTTAATTGAATTAAATACATCTTTTAATTTGTTAATTGATGGACTTATAATAGAATATTTCATTGGTAAACCATTTAATAGTATTGTATGTGATTCTACTATAGACGTATCAATAATTATATCTTCAAACTGGTTAATTGAAAGACTAGTTTGTGGGATTAAAGTATTCAATTCATTATAAATACTTTCATTATGTAAATAGTTAAATATATCGTAATATACTCTACTATTACTAATTCCATTTGAGACACTCTGCTCTTTATTAAATGAACATGTTGTATTATATTTATCTGCTAATGATATTATTGCTGTTATTGAAAACATTTGATTTCCAAGACCCCCTATGAATAGAGGTAAATGTATTGGCATATAGTATTATACTAAATGCCAATATTTAAACGGCCGAATGAATTTAATAAGTAGAAAATGGTAATATTTATACCACTTGGTATAGACTGTGGATTAGCAGGTCTATTAGACAAAAGTACTTTGCGAACTTGCGCATTTCCATTTGATTGGACTGTTACATATATGGGGATTTCTAATATATTTAAACATAATTTTGATGATTTTATACCTGATAATTCTATAATAATTAATACTAAACCTGGTAATAAATATGATATGTCATTTCCGCATAATGAATTTCCTAGAGATTCAGATAAATATAAAAGGAGAATACAGCGATTACTTACACTTTTAGAATCTAGCAATGAGCATATTATATTATTTAGACGGTCTCACACATGGCATCACCATAACGAGCATACAGATATTAAGAATGATATTAATGATATAGAAGAATTAGATATAATATTTAAGACACGTTATCCTAATTTAAAATATACATTTATTATAAGTTTAGCATGCTCTAAATGTTATAACGCTAATATTATATATAAATCTCAATCTAATACCATAGATATTTCTAATATAGTAGCAACAGAGGATATAAATGATGAGAAATTTAATAATCTATATAATACTATTATTAATAAATATATCTAACTAGTATCATTTTGAATATTTGAGTATTCACCTCCATATGTTGACATCTGTATAAAATATGTGGGATCTGACCAATAATATTTATATGAGCTATCATTTTCAAGATACCTAGATATATAATGATCTAACGGTTCCGCATAATCATCGTTTGTTTTTAAATATAAAAGTAATTTTTCAATACCTCTTTTCGTAAATATATTTGAATCTAAACAGCGTGTATTTACCCTCCTCTCAAATCTAACCATTGATTCACTATTTGTAAAATCTTCAATATATCCAGGATTCCACATCTGCTCTTGCCCCCCATAGCCTAAATGGACCATATCCCACATTGTACGATTATTTGAAAGTATATCAAATGCGTTTGATATATTTAGTATACTACCATGTTGTACAATATCACTTTCAAATATAAAAAATAGACCATCTAAATAATTTCTATCTATTATTTCTAAATTTTTACGATAATTTAAAAATATAGATAGTTCTGACTTTCGTAAGTTTCTGTTTACCCAAGGAAGTAAGTGATTCATTGGTGTCCGTACATATTTAGAGAATATATCAGATGTTATTGTGTGTTTATATGTTGGGCAACAGAATTTCACTTTGTCTGTATCTATTTGTAAATCAGAAACCATTTTCTCTAAACGTTCATATCGAACTGGCTCAAAATCCTTATTACATATAAATTGTACTGTACTGATTTTTTTAAAGGCACCTGATGCATTCAAGATTGCCCTACAATCTGCCGCGATCGTATCTATATTCCTCCATAGTCCATCGGACAGTATTGGCTGAGATACCATCGTTTGCCATAGTGAATCATCGTTAAAATGAGCCTTTATTATTTCAATTGTCTTCTGTATGTCGTCGGTAGAATCAATATTTATAAAACGGTCTTGATTAAAATAATCAGATACTCTTTTACTTCCCCAATATATAGGGATTGTCCCTGCTAACATTCCATGACATATTTTCTCTGTTATATACGTATCATCTCTTGAATTTTCCATAGTCATTATAAATTTAAACTGTGAAACATAATTTAGAAATTCATCTGTATTATAAAGCCAATCAAGTTTACCACCTATATTATTTTTATATTCTCCTGCATATACGATTTCTATCCCCTCTTGTTCAAGAGCTTTTAGTACCATATTACGTACCTCGCCGCCAGAATTTGAAATTACAACTAATACCTTATTTTGAGGTATACTACATATAGTTGAAGGTGTTTCTAGTCTTGAAATATAATTATTTGTATAAATATAAGGAATAAATAATGGACAGTTTATAATATTATCATGATTTCTCTGGCCATATAATACTAAGGTATACTCTGAGGTATTTGAATAAATACGAGATTCACCTGAAAATAGGATTGAATATTTCCACGCTTTATCTTTTAAACAAGATGGTGAAAATATTGACTCAAGTAAAATATCACTATCTTCTTTGTTTCCCAGTTCACATCTAGTATTCCAAATACGACTGCAAAGATCTATAAAAAAATCACAATGAACTGGATTCGTTTTCTCAATAAACCCCCACCATAAGTTATTACAGTATAGTTTCATTCGTATACTTAAACATAAACACGATTATTTAAGTATTACGATGAAGATTGCTTTTTGGGATAATTCATTAGGTATTCGTGGAACAACTATTGCATTATTTGATTACGCATATTATAATAAGACACTATTGGGGAATGAAAGTATTATACTATATAATAATACACGTATTGACACTGATATACGTGTTGTTGAGAAGTTTAAAAAAGAATTTAATGTAATAGGTCTAGCAGATTTCAATGATATAGACCCAGTTCTTATTAGAGAAAATTGCGATATTCTTTATGTTATTGAAGCAGGATCTTCAGTAGATCAAGTGAGTAGAGTATGTAAAACTGTAAATCATTGTGTATTTACATGTGAAAACCCGCATGGAAATGTATATGCGTCAATTGCTCCTTGGGTAGGTGGAAATAATGGTAAGTATCCATATGTCCCACATATGGTTAATTTACCGAATACTACAGATGATATGCGTACCGAATTAAATATTCCTGCGAGTGCAACCGTATTTGGTAGACATGGAGGTTCCAAGGAATTTGATATAGACTATGTAAAACGTATTGTTGTTGAAATCGCAAAGTCAAATCCGAATATTTTTTTCTTACTATTAAATACAGAAATATTTTGTGAATCATTACCTAATATTATTCATTTAGATGGAATAGTAGATTTAGAAAAAAAAGTCGCATTTATTAATACATGTGATGCTATGCTACATGCTCGTAATGGAGGTGAAGTATTTAGTTGTTCAATGGGTGAATTTTCAATAAAGAATAAACCTATCTTTTGTACTACAGCAATCTACCCTGATGCTCATGGGCATAGACATCTACTAGGTGAAAACGCATTTTGGTATACTGAAAATACTTTAAAAAATATGATACTTACATTTAATAAAGATGAAGAAAGTAAAAAAGATTGGAATATGTATAAAGAATATACTCCTGAAAAAGTAATGCAGATATTCAAAAAGGTTTTCATAGATTAATTTATTATTACCTAAAGTATAATATTCTTTATATTCTATATGAAATTTATACAAATAGGAGGTTCTCATCCCAGAAATGAAGAATTTATGAGACGAGCATGTCAGAACTATACTATTGAGTATCATTATACGCATTTAGAAAATTTTCCTGATGAGAAGTATGATATCATTTGGTGTCCTGGTACTTGGGTAAACCCTGACAACTACCCATCATCTAAATTTATCTTTGGTCCGCAGTTCTGGATATTTCCTGATAAAAATCACCCATTCTTTACACAATCGAAACCTGAGCACGCATCTAGATGCGTCTTCACATGTCTGAGCGATTGGATTGCAAATGCTTGGAATGAAGTAATTGATATATCCAAATCAAATATACCCTTTCTACCTGTTCCATTTGGCCTCGATATTCAAGAGTCAACGAAAGATACCATAGAGTATGACTGTATTATTTATGTAAAACGCAGGCACCCTTCTATCGTCGAGTTTGCGAAATCTGTCGTTGAAGCAAATTCATTACGGTATAGGGTATTTACATATGGGTCGTATGACCGCAATGACTATATTTCTACTCTAAAGAAATCACGCTTCGCCATATGGATCGGGTCTCACGAGTCCCAGGGGTTCGGTGTTCAAGAATGCCTCGCTACTGGTACTCCCATATTTGTATACGATGTTACATCCATGAAGGATGAATATGAAAATCGTTATTCCTATGAACATCATAGTGAAAAACTCTTAGCAACCACAGTACCATATTGGGATGCACGCTGCGGTATGATTGTTAAAACAAACCAAGAGTTTATAGATACATTTCCTAGTTTCCTGGGATCCATCGACACCTTCCGTCCATCAGACTATATTAGAGAAACATTGTCTGATGAAGTATGCTTTAAGAGATTCTTAGATATATTAGATATTAGCTTATAATTATTTTGCCCAAATCATGCCCCAGTCCACCTTATTTGTAGAATTTGTTAAGAATGCCTTACACTCTTCAGACGATAGCATAAACTCAGATGGAAAATAATCATATTTATCTTCTTTCTGAAGATGAAACTTAGAATACCCTAATGATACTACATGGTCTATGGCACGCTTCAGACTATCTCTCCATTCCGCAGCCCATTCAAATGCCACTACAGGAGTTTTTTGTGTCAATGAATACAATACATATTCTTCTGCCCCCTCAACATCTACTTTTAGTATGTCTGGCATACCATATCTAGAAATAAGTGCATCAATCGCAATAGTGGGTACAATTACTTCTCTATATATCTGTTTACCTCCAAATCTTGACTCAGGTGATATTAACCAATTAAGATCTAATGTTGATAGGACATCTGATTGACATTCATAAAACGTAATAGACTGATCTGGTGTATTTGATACAGCATAGTGTAGTGGAGTAACATTTGTATACTTTAACACATTTGAGACCAGTATTGGATATGTAGTCGTTGATGCTTCTACACTGATTACAGTATTTGCTGGATTTTTAGCATACGTTTCAGTATACCTACCAATATTCGCACCAATATCAAAAATCAACATTATACATAAATATTATATTATTTCTTTATATCCTAACATACAGCGCATCACCCCATCCCGCCCCTGTCATGCTGATCTTTACACGTATGAATCCCTTCGCCTCTAAGAATGTATCTAACTCTGTTAAAACGCCACATCCCTTGTATACTTCTTCTGTATTCACCTCGCAATAGAGCGCATCCGCATACTGTAGATACTCCTCGGCACTCTTTAGCACATCAAGCTCTTTCCCCTGAATATCCAGATTCCAGAAATTACAGTGTTCCATTGAAATTGTATTGCTTTCAATGAAACTCTTAAGAGTCTGCGTAGTGACTCTACGCGACTCTACTACATGGATATAAGGATAACTCTTCTGATGCGTACCAAAGTCGAGAAGGCTCGACGACTGCCCATTGTTTGTTATATGAAAGTTGACAGTCTCCTCTTTGTCGCTTAGAGCAGCACAATACACATTCGGTATACCTCTTGCCTTCATCGCATCTACCTTCTCCTGAATCGCATCAATCCAGACCATACGACTCTGAATTAGACCCTTAGCTATATAGTCCATTAATTCCTCACATTCGTGTGCCCCGATATGGAGTACACCTCTAGGAGTTTTATTGTACCCTGAGAGTATATCATAACATTCACGGAAAGGGATTAGCATATACATATCATTCGTAGACAATGTTTAGATGGATGGATTTTCTAGTACTAGAATAGATTCAATGGTATACGTACCCTACCTCTATGCTCTCTACATGTCTCTTGTCGATGTACTAATGATGTCTCTACTAAAAGCACGGCATGTCGGTTCTATTGGTGGCACATGGGTCTTCCCACTAACAATGTTCATCTACGCAACACAACCCATCATGTTCTATTTTGGCCTTTCCTTTCAAACAATGGGTATTCTAAATGTCCTCTGGAATGCCGTTAGTAGTATTCTTGTCGCACTGACTGGATTCTACCTCTTTAATGAAAAAATTACAGCACGCGATTGCGTCGGTATTGTATTGTGCGTTTCTGGCATTGTACTCCTAGGAACTACCTAGTGTCTAATAGAAGAACTGGTGGTTATTGACCTCACCCGACTCCCCGTTGCAATCCCAACAGGCTGGACGAGAGGCATTCATATAGCTGTCATCTGTCTGAGAAAGGGCCTTCCGCGCCGTCTCAATCGGATCCACGCTCTTAGGGAGGTGGATGCGGTGTGCTGTCTCAAGAGTGTCAAGGCCGAACGCAAGCAACTCATGGAAGTGCTCACGGTAATAGACGTCCTTGAACTTCTCACCACTGACAATCATTCGAGGCATCCCAGGCATGTTGATCTGAAACTGCGAGAATCCCTCCTCATCGAGGTACTGGTTCTTCAAGAGGTAGTAGACGTAGTCGAGAACCTTCTTGCTATAGAGGCTCGACAACTCGTGTACAATCGGCTTGCCACCATTCGCGTCCATGTAGCGGATGAGAAACTCATTCGTATCCAGATTCTTGCGGATGTAGACCATATTGTCATCCATCTCGTCGGACTCGTAAATCATAACAATCTGGATGCTAAGGTCGGAAAGATTGGACATTTTAACTGGTATGCTTAGATACTGGGCCGGCGGCGTTCAATTTTTGCTCAATTTTGCTGAAGTTACGCCTTGATATTAATACTTCCGCAAGGTATCCGTACCTTGCTTCTTTTTCCATTGTTAAAGCGTCTTATTAATCACAAAGATTATATCATCAAATCTCTGTTTAATATATCGTAAATCAAATACCTGAATATACTTTTTATATTCTTCAGGGGTTATTTCCTTTAACTTTTCAATTCTTTCAATAGAGGGTACATCTTCAATTACGAGAATACCATCATCTTTTAATAATGGTAAATAGTGTTTTATGAAGTTAACCATTCCATTATACGAATGACATCCATCATCCAGAATTATATCGAATTTTAATCCTGGCACTACAAATTGTTTGTTAACAATCACTGGGTCATATGCATTCATATTTGTATATAGTACAACATTCGTGTTTGTATCCAATAGTGTAGGAACTTCATTGCGTAATGCTTGTATATCTATTCCATATACCTTCGCATTTTTAAAATAGTCTGCCCATAATTTTATACTACCACCACACTGAATTCCTACTTCTAATACTGCCGTAGCAGACTCTTTTTTTGATGAAAATAACATTTCGTATGTGTCCAAATAAGAATGCGTTGTGTTCTTATCTGTATAACAGTTATGTATCAGTTCAACTAATTTCGTCATGTAGTATACATATACAATATATATACTACATTAATACGCAAACACGGTAGCTCCACGGCTACCGTAAATTCGTAAGATATTACCGTGGGATTCTTAATTTAAGAATCCCCTAAGGGTGCCAGTTAGATTCGTTCTCAGAATCTGCCGGGAAAAGCTGTAGCACATAGCGCTAAAGTTAAGAAGCCCACGGTATTTATACTATCTAATAAAGTCTTATGCTATGCTAATCAGATCCGCAGAGAGGTATTTAAAATGTATATGACAAATACTAGTTATATGTATACTACTAATACTAGTAAAAACTTAAAAAATATGATTAAAGTACTTACTAATACTATCAACTTTAAAGATATCATTGAAACATTTACTAAAACCGATAATGTAGGATTCTATATGATACATTTAGAGCGCGCAGTTGATCGATTACCCTTAATTAAAGATTTAGAAGAACGCCTCGGTATTAGATTACACATTTTTAATGGAGCCAATGGTAATGAATTGGTTAAAAATGGGCACCCTACTATATGTCAAATTCTTGGACCTCCTGCAACTAGAACCGCTGGAGATATTGGTTGTACTGTTTCTCATATAAATATATGTAAAGATGCCTTGTCCAAAAAATACGATTATATTGTTATTTTTGAAGACGATTGTGTTTTTACATCGGACTTATCTACACTATATGATTCATTTGAACAGTTTAACAAATTAAATATTTCATGGGATTTATTCCTATTAGGGATGAACTCAGTTAAAAGTGCACATATCCCTGATACAAATGTGTCAATCGTTAAAGATTTCAATTGTACACATGCATGTATACTAAATGTGAAATTCATGAATGAATTAATCAATACATATCAAGAATACTATAATAATAATACTACATTGCCTATCGATGCAATATATTCAAAGATATTAAAATCAAACAAAGTTGATGGGTATGGATTTAATCAAAAATATTTCATTCAACCATCTGGAATATTTTCATATATCATAGAAGGTATACGATATCATTAACCTTTACGGTATAAGGGGTTCAATTTATTCTCAATCTTGCCCAGGGTATATTAATAGGCCGCAGCATTGTCTATACCATTGTATCTACATAGCCGATTATCTACGAAAATATAGTTATCTTTATTTCTAGAATAGCAGTCGACAATATAATAGCCATCTGCCGCATATAAGTCTTTCCTCCATCGTATATCATTGCATAGTTTATTGTCGATTAAAAACATGGCACTATCAATATGATGTACAAATATATCTACACCCTGTAGACCTTCACCTCTCAAACTGTTCTTTTGACCAAAGGTATACATTTTATTGTCGTCAAGTATATTCAATAATCTGTATAAATCAGGGTCAATTGTGTTGTCGTCGTCCAAGAAATATAAATATGTATCAGCAATTTCAATGTGATCGAGAGCATAATTTCTCTGCGGGTTTCCACTTATACCATCACCCTCATGTAAATATTCTTTGATTTTAGGATTGTTTTCCTCAGCAAATACCTTCGGATTTTCCTTTATCTTCGATCCATCGTATACGATTATCCACTCGTTTATATAGTCAAAGTTAATACTATCTTTAATCTTCATAAGATTCTGAGGTCGTATCGACGGCGTTATAAGTGTTACCTTATTACGCTGTTTGAAAATCTGACTGGAAGTACCATCACCCTTCTTTACTAGAACTAAGATCTTATCGTTGTCCCACCCAGTTGAACACTGGCGTTCATGTTGAAACGATACAAAATAGGAGTCTTGGAATTCATTCGCGATATCCGATAGCCTATTCGTATACTCATTTTCATCGTAGTGTTTGTATATACTCTGAAGTATTAGAATGCCACCTGGCTTCAAGTACTTCCATGTTTCCAGCACTACTCTACACTGATCCTCTAGGATATGTGTAGTATCTTCTATAATACAATCATACTGCTGATTCACTGTGGCAAATGCGTCTTGAATACTTACACTACTTTTTACATCAACTACAGTCATTGTTACATTCTCAGTCGCATGACTCGCATCACTATCAAACCCATATATGGACGCAGATGTAAAATACTCTCGCCACATCTTTGTCGATCCACCAACACCTATCTCTGCCAAGCTTATATCAGATGTACGATAGTTCTTGAATAATGAATCATAGAATATAGTATAAGGATGGCAATGGCGATCATTGGTAACATTGGCACGCTGAGATGAGCAATCTGTGTCATATTTTGCTCCAATATCACACAGTTCGGTTTTTAACGATTTATAGTCGAGTTTCAACGAAAACATATGTATATACTAGTATCATACGCTTTAATAGGCTATCATAGAGTTTTATTCTTATTAATTACAAACATTATATCGTCGTATCTCCTTTTATTTCCTCGTAAGTCGTAAATATCAACATACTTTCTATATTCTTCTGGTACTACATTTAGGAGATACTCAGTCCAGTGTATCTGAGGTATATCTTCAATCACTAGTATGCCATCATCGTCTAAGATCGGTAAATATCGTTCTATAAAATTAGCCATACTTGTATAGGTATGGGGACCATCGTCTATTAGAATATCAAACTTTACTCCCGTATCTATAAAGTTTTCTTTTATCCATATAGGATCATAGGCATCCACTTCTGTATATAGAACTACATATGGATCTGTTCGAAGGCTCTCGGGAACTTCAGGCTCTAGTTTCTCTAGATCAATTCCATAAATCATGGCATTTGTAAAATAGTCTCGCCATAATTTAATACTGCCACCACGCTGAATGCCAACCTCTAAGACTTTCTTGGCAGTCTCTTTCTTTGATGAGAATAACATAGTATACGTATCTAAATACGAATGCAATGTATTCTTGTCAGTAATCGTAGAATCAACTATATCTACTAAATGCACCGTTGACATATAGCCATATAGATTGATGGATATTTAAGTAAGACTGTGGTCTAATACGCAAACATAGTAGCTCCACGACCACCGTAAATTCGTAGTATATTATACGTCTCGGCAAATACATAGGTATTGTATCGATCCACAAAGTTGTCATCGAGCTCTCCCGTCTTGCCATGGAATCCCAGACTCAGATTCATTCTCAGAATTTTATCGAGATTTGCCTCCCCCATCGGCTGCGAGAAGGGTGTAAATCCATTCTGAACTGATAGGGGTAAGTTATAGAAATACCGGTTCACGAAGGGCGCCTTCCTCTGCTCCATGGACGGCAACAAGGATCGGAATATTGCCACATTCTCTGTACTGTATCGATTCAGAGTCTCCGCGTAATCTAGGGCCAGCCAACGTATTGGCTCCGAGAATCGGGTAGAAAACCCTGACCGGATTGGACCGTACATATGATCATCTGCTCGGTGAATTAGACCTGATACATCTGGCCACCACGGGGCATATGGGCAATCGTTGTTCGACAAGTCGCGTGTGGCTAGAAAATGCGCATTGTACCCCGCTGCCTCGTACCTCTGACAATAGAAAAAGATGTCTCGTGCTGGATTTGGTATGACAAGACGCATACGGGCATTCGGATTGTTCTGATTGTCCACTGGATCAAAGGCATAGTGTTGGACTATCGGTACCTGGATATCCGCTATACGGAATCGATTCGCTTCTGGCTTGTCCAAATAGATATATTCCACCAATAAATAGGCATTTGTTAGATCTAGAAATATAGGAATTTTCAGATTCGGAATCGGTACTACTTTCACTGGCGGCCTTTGAGCCTCTAGCCCTGGTAAAATACTGCCAGTCGAACTCTCACTATAGAACTGCGAGCCCAAGAGCGGCCACAGACCCCCTCCTTCCGTCGATGTTTGAACAATGGCCCCACTTATATCTGTCAATCGTGAATCCGTATAATACAGACTTGTCACAGGGTTGTATTGTACTGTTAGACGGACCTCATCAATATTCAGAGCATCTATCGGCAAAAGACATCCAGGGTCTCCACGACTAAACCAAAATGGCAGATTTGTTATAACCCTCTGCGATGTCGTATTCAACCCCAGCGTTGTCTGACCAAACCCATTCAACTCCCTACAGAGCTGTTTCGATGTTTCCACCTGCTTTTCTAGAGGTGTCTGGAACTCGTCTATGATCTCCATTAGTTTCCCAGGTATCGTGTCTACCACTGACCCCCCTATACTCAGAGAGACCTTGTTTACTAGGGCATGCCCCAGACTGTTCGTCCAACCAAAGTGCGGCCCCACAAAGTTCGTACCTACCGCTGCCTGCGCTGTTATCTGAGGCGTCATGATATCCGGCATTTCCGTCACCAGCAGTATCCTGCCAATCAATTCACCCCGAGTAGGAATTCGTATTATACTTGAGGACCCAAAATTCGGAAGAGTATCAAACTCTACACGAGACCACTGCGTCCCATATCGTCCCTTCTTTACTAGTACCGTTAGAAAGGAGTCCAGATTTGGCTGGTCCTTCGGAGGCTGTAGACGCTCGTCCTGCATTCCTGTTGATATGATTTTTAGCAGACTCGCCACCATCCTTTCTATTACCTTCGACTAATCTATAAATACCTTTGTACAGATTCCATTCTCGAACCGCAGCCACTGAAAGGCAAAGACAAAGACTCGGACTTCCCATTCCGTATCCAGTAATGCGTTCTGCGGTACCTTCACGTCCAAGGTCAGACGAAGCGAGTTCAAGCGACTGGCATTGATTGATCCAGTCGGCTCATGAGTGCCTGGATGCTTCGCAAACGAATATCCATAGATGTACGAGTCGTATGCCACCTTCCCTCCTCTGTGAGCCCTTGCAATGTGAGAGCGATACCACGCTTCGTCTTGACTTACAATGTCCATCCCATTTCCCTGAATCTTCGCATAGGTCATTAGCGGCTCTAGGGGGCGGAATATGGGGTCATAGTCTTTCTCGAGAGTCGCAGAATAGTTCGTCCAATTATTGTTCTCAGTCAGGGCAGCCTTTCGACGTAGGAACCATACAATCTCTTCGACCGGTTGATTGGCTTCTAGCGGCAACTGAATCTGAATACTATCTGGGCCCATTTTGTTCGTGACGTATTTGAGAGGCTCCGTGAAGTCAAACTGCTGTATCTCACGAAAGGGACGCTCAAATGGCTGCCGTAATAACATCTCACGATATGGTCCATCAACAAATAAGCCATACGTTAGCAATTGAATATTCGGCAATCTCGGGATGCTATGAGCTGTGGTTATTGTTTGGCCATCTGTAAACTGTACGGTCTTCGCTAAGGGCGTGTCCTCACACGATGCTCTGAGACCCGTTACAGACCGTACTATCTGATCGAAGCGCTTTAGAGCTACCTTGACTCGCATCGTTCCTGAGCGGCACGATATGAGAGGGAAGGTTGCCGTCAGGCGTTCACGTAGCATGGAAAAAACTAAGGGAACTGTTACCCAAGTATCCTCCGTCGGAAGGATTCGACGACCTGACCAGGCTTTCACATCGGATAAGGACTTGCGACCCTCGACATCTGTAAGACCCACCTGCGTATTCAGATCTGGAAATAGGGTTGATATAACCGAGACGGAATCCCCTGTGATTCGCTCTAGAATCTGATCGTCTACTTCCAAGGTTGCTTCGTCTAAGATACTAGATCCCAGGGAATTTATATACGTCCATGCCTGTGTAGGGTCTACATACGAAATCTTACCGACTTGGAGAGCCTGGCGAACAAGACCTGGAAACCAGTCTGGCATCTGAATCTGAATAAAAAGACCTTGAATCAAATCTCCACACGCGATATCACTCAATTCAAACACGAACTTCTGACCTAGATCGGCTGGACCCTTGAACGTGAACTCTCGTAGAACACTTGAATACGGTACAGTCCGTAGCTCTTCGTCCCGTGTAAACCGTGTAGCCTTTGCCGTCAATGGAAAAAGAGCTGTATCCTGGTCATCTCGATTTACCAAATCGAGAACAGTTGTCGTGGTGCCCCTAGGATTCTTTGTTCCATATCCGTTTCGTGTATTGATATCCATCTATCTACTTTACACCCGTGCTTCCAAATCCGCCTGTGCCGCGCGTAGACGCCGGTGCCCCAGGGGCACGCACCTGTCCTACTAGACTCACATGAGCAGGAATCGACATAACGTAGGCTACCTCACTGATATAGCCCATACCAGGTGCGATGACTTGAAAGAGTCTCGTACCTGCTTCTAGCTTGGCCGCATTCGATCCCACAGACACCATCGGTGCCATGAGTTGTCCACGGTAACTCTTGTCGATAATTCCGCGGCTATTTGCCATAATGTACCCTGTCTTGTAAATGGATGACCTCGGCTCAAGAGTGAAATGTGAGTCCTCTCCCGTCACCTTTCCACCAAGTGAACTACTAGACACCATTCGCGCCACTACACCTAGCGGAACTAAAGTTGCCACCGTTGTAGGAGTCACATCCTGTACAACCTTCAAGTCATAACCAGCATTGTCGGGTGTCAGATACTCTACCGTGCCAACTGTAGGATAGTAAGGGGTACCCTGCTCAGACACCTGGAGTTCAAGACGATACGTGGACATACTAGATATGGGCGCAAGTCAAGGGTCAATTTTAGGGCATGACTATTTAATCAATACTTATCTATACAGTCTATATGTCTAGCACTTTCATTTCATTTACAAATGAAATCTACAAGCTCCCTATTCGTGTAGGTTCAGTAACTACAAGTCAATCTGAATTCATTCAGAGGTTTTTACTCGACCATCCAGAAATTACACGGGTTCTAGAAACCGGATTTCATATCGGGCTAAGTGCCGCAGTAATGCTCGATACAAGACCAGATATTATAGTTACATCGTTTGATATTTTTTGGTTTGATTATACACGAAAGGCCAAATTAATACTTGATAGCTTCTATCCGAAACGGAATCTTTTATTGGCTGGCAATTCCGTTAGTTCTATTCCCACCTTTTTTTCAATGTTTCCAGACTATATGCCCGACTTTGTATTTATTGATGGGGGGCATGAGCGTCCAGTACCATTTATAGATATGTATACTATAGTTAGTAAGATAAAAGAAGGAACGTGGATAATGATTGACGACTACTGCCAAGAACATGGTATACATGGCGTAATAGAAGCATGTGATATCTTTATACAAACTAAGATATTAATCAATCATACTATATACAAATCAGGGGACCGTGGATGGATTCTAGGACAACGGTCTGGAATACCGGTGCCAATATCGGAGTATGCCGAGAATCCTGACAATATCAATAGTCTATTACAAGATACACTGTCACACTATACGTAAAAATTGACCGCGTGCCCAGCCCTACATGCTAGCATACCACAATGACGAATCATGCTGATATTCTTCACACGACATGTTGTATGCGTAGCAATACCAAGATTACCTACTTCGATTGTTTCCTGACATTTGCTCTTTCAACGACAGTTCATCTAACATCCTATAATCTTGGATGGGATGTCCTATGTATTAGCAGCCTTATTGGAATTTACTATAGCATGTATCAATTAAATCTTGCTATGATGGCCAAGGATGATGAGGCTGCCCAGGATACCCAGGATGCTCAGGATACCCAGGATGCTCAGGACCAACATGAAGATGCTCAGGCTGAAGATACCCATGAACGCGCTGAGGATGCCGATGTCGAGCATGAGGATGACGACGATGAGCATGAGTACGACGATATGCCTCCTCTAGAGCCCCTCATGGATACCGGTAATAAGATTAAGCAGGCCCTCGTTGACCTTAAGGAGTTGATTGCCCTCTCACGTGAGCAGTCAACTCGTCAACGCAAGAAAGGTCCAGTAGCCGCGGAAGTCAATGACACTGACGGGGCTATTGAGTATTATGCCGACGACGATGCCGTGAAGGCTGACTAATTGCCAAAGACCAAGGTTCCCCTAGCATCCTCCACTCTGTAAATTCCCCACCCAACTGTAATTGCCCTCATGGTAACTCTTTTTTGTCCCGATACCGTCGACGGCAAGGTGTCCCGTATGTCCATGTAGAGTGTAGGCCGGTCTGCCGTCGAGAAATTCACAGATCCAGACGGCATCCTCCGCTCAGGTGCCAAGTAGCCATACGACGGCCCTACAGCAAACGAAATCCATGAGACCGGAATCCCAGGGCATTTTTCAGATTTCGCCCAAGGACTTATAGACTGCCAGACCGACGTGTCCCAGGCAGCTTCACGCTCCTTTCCAGCCACCAGAAAGGTCAAGGTATTATAATAATCGCTAGTGCCAGATAAAGGGTTCGAGAGATTCCACAGCTGATTCCTCTCCAGACAGTACTCCGATTGGAAGAACACTAGAACCCCTTCCGCAGGATGCCGCCCATCAATCCGCTTCGTGACATAGGAAGTCGTACCATTTCCAACAGCCACATAGTCAGTCGGATCGAGACTCAGCTTGTTTTCAAAGGGTCTCAAGAAAGGGATCTGATTCGGAGTCGACTTCAAGAGTTTCTGAGTATCTCCACGCCCATATCGCTGAGTCGTCTCAAGAGTTATAAGGGGCTTCCCAATCTTCTCTCTTACAAGTCCCGTGAAAGCCGTCTGATCCCCCACACTGTCTGTCATAGTAAAGGGCATCCCCCATGGCTTCGGTTTCACAGTGCCAGATGAACTTTCGACCAAGTCTTCTAACCGACGAATCTTACAGCGAAGGCGGTATTTCTGACCCGGAAGTGCCACTAAGGGTAAGCCTCCCTCATCAGGATGTCCACACCCAATCAAGGGTAGTCTGAGAGTTAGCTTTTTCGGTGTGGCGTTTCTCTGAATCTCGAGGGGGGAGCCCGAGTGTCCACCGAGTTCACTGATCTGAAGAGCCTCCTGATTCAATGTGCCCTGGAGATGTGCCCAGGCATAGAGGAAATCCCCCGAGAATTGCTGCAATAGAAGATTGTCCTGATAGAACTCAATGTACTCGAACAAGAAGGCTCCGATTCCCTGTGTATAGCCATACGAGATACCATTGGCGTCCCGTATCAGACTCCTACCATTCAGAGGCACGATGTCCAACGGAAGCCATGTAGGCAGTTCGACTACAAGAGATGCCGCAACCAGAACGTCGCCGAAAGCATCGAATTCCCATTCCACTGTACGGCCAAAGTCGACCATATTCAGAGGTTGGGTCTGTCGAGTCTCATCGAGCGTAGCAGGCCATGTACCCATGTTGTACGAAAACGGATTTGAGGCGGTTTTCTCGTTGCTTGTGAAATACTTGTCCTTTTCACCTCGGGCTACCAATTCAAAGAGTGAGCCCTCGGATGAGGTGTTTGGTCTATCCATATGGATGCTCTATTCTATCGGAGTCTAAAATCGGATACGGTTTGACGTGGTATGAAAAATAAACTCAGGTTACCCTCAAGGCACTCTAAGGATTTTTCATATCGTGCTCACTGAAACAATCATTGTATCTTCATCGAGAATCACCACCACAATTCTTAGCTTGGGGTTCTTAATTTAAGAACCCCAAGGTAGTATAGAATGACTTCTACGTATCTTACAGACGGTTTAGTCGTTGGTAAGTGTTATGAAAAGGTAATTTTAAAGCCAAAGGTTCCGGTGATACCAAAGCGTGACACGACACCACAAGAATGGGCAACCTGGGATATTCTACATACTGAACCAATGGGGAAATTTATTAAATCCGAATACAAGTATTATTATTTTGATTTAGACGGTATGGTGTTTACATTTAATTTAAATGGAAAAGAACACTGGACTGTATTAGGCGCAGAGGGTTATGTATTTAGAGAGGTACCGTGTCCCTCTAGCGTGGGCGGTAAAGGAGGCCGTGGGAAAACATATAAGAAGACTCGGCGATCAAAGAAGCGTTCAACACGCTCACGCCGTTAAAGATTAAAGCAATGTATTAATATCTTTTAATGGAACTGCGTCAAGCGTATAGTTCGTTATATAGCCTTTTGATTTGTACTTTTTATAATGTGTATTTAGTTTCTTCTTAAATTCATCCATCGTATTTAAGGGACCTATATATTCATCATTATTTGTATACTTATCTTTTTCTGAACTAGGAGGAAAGCTATCACCATACATCCACTCGCTTTCTTCTAAATACGGAACTAAACATTTATCCTTAGATTCTATTAAATCACATTTTGTATCCTTATTGTATCGTACCATAATAGCCCCTTTAGTTTCTGTCCACATTTTCGCTGCTTTACCCATTTTCCTTTTCCGTGTTTTAAGCTTTTTTATAGGCTCCCACTTATTATTATATACTCTCCACCACCCTGTTTTCCCTCTGCGTACGGTAAATTCTCTTAGCGTCGTCGGGTCCTCTGTAGGTTTGTCCATTTTCCTTGTCGTATTCATCCTTCTAGTATATACATGTATTTTGTGAAACCACCTAGGTAAAAAAATGAAATACTTATCTATACAAGTACTACTACACACAATGCGCCTCATTATAGTTGAATCTCCTGCGAAATGTTCTAAAATTCAAGGGTTCTTAGGACCCGGTAATAAAGTCATCGCATCCATGGGACACATTCGTGCCCTCGCTCAAGATATCGACGCCATCGGACTCAATCGGAACTTTGAGCCGACATACGAATTCATGAAGGAGAAGTCCAAGGCCATCGCAGAGCTCAAGGCGGCGGCAAAAGGTGCCGAAACGATTGTTCTGTGCGCCGACGATGACCGAGAAGGCGAGGCAATCGCCTACAGTGTTGCTGTTCTCCTCAAACTCAATGTAAAAACCAATCCCAGAGCCGCATTTCGTGAAATTACACGCAATGCCGTCCTGGATGCCGTTACCAATCCGCGTACGATCGACATGAACCGTGTCAATTCCCAACAGGCTCGTGCCATGCTCGATATGATGGTCGGATTCACGATCTCACCCCTTCTCTGGAAACACGTAGGACCGGCTCTGTCGGCTGGACGCTGCCAGACTCCTGCTCTGCGATTGGTCTGCGAACGAGAGGCGGGCATCGAGTCCTTTGAATCGGAGGCGTCGTGGTTGATTACGGGCATGTGGTCAAGCGCAGCTACTAGCGCAGCTATTAGCGGAGCTACAAGTTGGCCTGCCTCCCTGACAGATGCCCTCGGCGACGAGGAATCCGCCATGAATTACCTCGAAAACCACAGCGACACCCCCGATGGCACTGTTAAAGCCAATGTAGTTAAACCCTGGCTTGCCTCCGCTCCTCAAGCGCTCATGACGAGTACACTCCAACAACAATCGAGCAACCTCTATCACTGTAATCCCAAGAGAACCATGCAAATCGCCCAGAAACTCTATGAGGCAGGACATATCACCTACATGCGAACGGACCAAACA